CCGGCTCCAGGTAACGGATCTGTAGCAACCACTGGACCAGTCGTTGTGCCTGTGCCTGTTGCGGGAGCAGCTGCTTGGTTTTGAGTTAGAAAGTTTCTGTATGCTTGTCGCTGCATGTCCATCAACTTTTGTCTATCAGCTTCACCGCCTACGGGTGTTCTGGGAGGAGCAACTAACGAGCGTAACCCACCTTGATACTGTGGCCCTCTGTTGTACAACATAGCAGCGCGATTAGTAAGCGGTGAACCAGCAGTCTGCACGATAGATGGTGTGCTAGCGTCATCTCGTATATTAGGTGAAAGCACTCTACGTTCCATCTTTATCTTCTCCCGAAGTCATATTTAAGCGGGCTTAGGTTTTTAACTACATGCCCACCTCTATTAAAATTAGTCTGGAACCCTGGACCAAAAATCATGGACTCTTCTGCAGTTACCTCAGCTTCTGTCTCTGGTTGATCAAACTCTTCTCTATAAAATACTCGACCAAGTTCTCTGACAGCTCCTCGCACAACGGGGTTTTTCTGAAATCTATTTGACATGATTGTTTTATACAACTTGTCTGGGTTAGCGAGTAGATCTAATTGTCTACGCTGAGCCTTGCCTCCGTATATAGTTTTAACAGCCGTAAGAACACGACCAGGAGTCGTAAATAGACCGACATAAGCGCGAGCCAGTGAGTTCAAGCTGTTCAATATAAAAGCGTCTTCTTCTGATAATTTAGCTATGCCTACATTATCAAAAGGTTTTATTTTCTGACCTATATCTCCTAGCTGTTTAACGAAGTCATTACCAAACCAAACTCGTAACGCATCGCCATGACTGTCAAGATAGTTTTCTATCCTGTCTCCGCTAAAAGATTTTTTACCTCCCACCCCTGCTATTTCTGTTTTTTGTATAAAGTCTTTAAATATGTTCGCTTTGTATGAGTCTATAAGCTCTTGACTGCCGTGTGTTGTTACAGCATCGTATAACTCTCTAGTCGCTGTGATCTCTCCAGGCTTCCATGTTTGACTAAATATCAGCTCTGGTTTATTTAGATTGTCAGCGATGGGTCTTAGGTTAGTTGACCCAGCTATTTGATCTCTTGTCCTTGCTAGAGCTAGTTGCTCTTTACGGAAATTATTTATGAAAGATTCAGCACTACTGAAGTTAGCCATCTCATCTTCTGTAAAAAACTTCTGTAGGATATTACCATTACGGTTCATAAAGTTTTGGTACGCAACAGGAGAACGAGGCTGTAACACTCCGTCTTTTTGTATGGCTACTTTATTTAAAAACTCTTCACGTAATCCAGCTTTTAGAGACTCTAGACCTGTGATATTTTCAGGGTCTAGTAAAACTTTATTTATAAATTCTGGAGAGTCTAAAGTGCCGTCTTCTCTACGAGTGATGTTAGATCTAAGGAAGTTTGTAAATCCCTCGTACGCCTGTTTATCACCTTGAGCATATTTATCAGCACTGATGCTCTGTAGTTTCAACATGTTCTTTATAGTTTTATTGTTGAAGTCCTCTTGCAGTTGTCTATACGCCGACTCGGCAGCTTCAAACTTTGCTAAAGCCTGAGGTCCACCTTTTTCTCTAAGTGCGTCTTTCCTCACTTTGAGTAAGTCATCACGTATCGTGACTAAATCATCTACGTTCTTACCCAGCTCTCTTTGCTGTCTAATTATAGAACGTAACTCACTCAAGTCTCTTACAAAAACACTATGAGGTTTATTGACTCCACTTTTTATAGAGGTCAATACATTCTGTAGCCTCGCTGCGTCACGTGCATCAGGAAAGGCTTGCTGTCTTACGATATTAGCCATACGTTTGACAGATTTACCTAACCGACTGTAATTATAAGGTTTGACGTTACCCTTAAAACCTGCTGCTGTAGCTGCTTGATCATAAGCATCGTCAACTAATTCTGCAGCACCATCTTTAGCCTGTTGAAACGCAGACCGTATACCCGCACCAGCTGTCGCAGGGTCCAGCGAACCTTCTGTCAAGTCCTGAAATAATTGGTCAGAACGTAAATTTAAGTCAACTATTTGTTGCTCAACTTCTTGCATTCTTGGACTGGTTTCTAGTGCCTGTTCAGCAACATCCCTAAACTCTTGTCCTCTTACAGACCTAGCTGCTGCACCAGTTTCCTCCCCTACTAAATCACGAGTAATCTGCTGAGCTTCAAACGGAGCTTGAACACCTGCTATGCCTTCTGCTTCTTGAGCGGCATATTTCACCCGTAAATCTTCACCAAACTGTCCGGGTTTTTCAGCCTCTGATCTAAGAGCTTGTTCCGCACCTTCCGGTTGACTTCTTACTACGGCTACGCCCTGCTCTCTACCAGCCATTAAAACTTGTGGGGTAGTCATAGCAGTTACGTCTTCAGTTATTTCACCAGTCTGACCGCTAAAAACTTTATTGTATGATTCTAAAAACTCTTTCTCATTGATGGGGAAAGTTCTCCCCGGATTAGTTGCACCAAACGCCATCTTGACCAGTTTAAATACACCGACACCGCCTAAACTAAACAGTGCTGTCATGCCTGCGTCTTTCAAAGCTCTTGTGTTTATGTCGTAGTTTGGTGGTAAAAATCCTTTTTCATCAAGATAGTTTAAGTTTTGTAAACGCCATAAATAAGCTGCCAAGGTTTCTGCGGTCAATGCTCCACCGCCTATGCCTACTGGGTTACCCCCTGTCAACACTCCTCCAGCTAAACCACCAGCTATACCTGCTCCTACTTCAGCTACTAAAGGCTCTGCGAATGCCAGTAAATCACCCTTATCTATACCAGGAGGGTTGACTATGGTCGGTTGATTTTTATTACGGGGATCATTAAATATCATATCCCCTGTGTTAGGCTCTACCCTGACGTTATAGTCATATGTGCGAGGGATATCATAGAGCTCTGCGTAATTAGTTTGTATAACTCGTTGAACATAGTCAGGGTTCGCAGCTACATCAGCCGGTAATAAAGATATTTGACGTATAGAGTCTCCCTCTGCACCACCAGTGAAGTCAACCCCAGTAAACTCAGCTTTTACTTTTGCTGGTGCTGTGGGTAAATATTTTTCTATGAAGTAAGGGTCGTCAGCCAGGATACCCGCACGTATAGCTCGGTCTCTAGATCTACCTTCTTCAATAACAGGTAAAAGCTCAGAGCCAGGACGTCTTCTATAGTCCATTATTTCTGGTTTTTTATATCCGAACTCTGTTAGTTTCTGTAAATCAAGTTCTGCAGCTGACTGCTGCGCTGCTTGTTTAGCACCGGCTTGAGCTAAAAGATTAGCTTCATACTGGTCTATTAACGCATCTAAATCTACTATTTGAGCCATTATTTGTTCTGCTTCGCGTTGTAATATCTCTTTATCGCTAGAAATTCAGGAGAGTTCTGTCCTTTAGGGTATCCTTTATTTAAAATATCCCTAACCGTACGCATATACTTTATAGGATTGTCATCAGCCATCGCTTCTTCGTAGACTTGGTGCACAGTCTTATTACCAAGACCAGATAATTCACTACCTCCAGGCAGTATGGCACTGGCCGTTCCTGCGGATGTTTCTTCCACAGGCGTTATTTGACCAGCAGGTATAACCCTTCTATCTCGTAATCGTTCTCTTCTCTGACTGATAGTTTCACCGCCCCTAGTAGGAGCGTAGTTCTCACCTTCTTCTATAATATCTTTAAAGTGATACTGAAGCACTCCAACAGTTCCTTCACCTTTAGGGTTTTCCATTCTTGCTGGACTGAGCCGCACGTTATTACTGGCTAGTTTATCTACATAATCTATCGCGCTGAACTCTAGATTATCTATCAACGTTCTAAACTCAGCTTCTGACGTAGCATAAGCACCGGCTCTGGTTAAAAATCTTTCTATATCTTTATCAGATATGTCTCTGCCTTTTTGACCTTCTAACATCGCGCTGGTCAAAGCGAGTTGAAAGATTAAATTTTCTGCTTCTTTTTTCGCGAGTCCTGATTGGGTCAAAAACTTACCGAAACCACTCTCATCCACATAATCTGTCAACCCGAAGCCATCTTTAAATTTATTGTAAGAGACTGGTTGATCATCTTTTGTAAACTTCCAGCCTTTATCCGCGCCAGAGAATATTTTAGACAGCTGATTTACTTCACTAACTACCCTCTTACCTGCTTTAGTCAAAGAACCAGCGGTGCCGAAAAATATCGGAGTCTCCATACCCTCTGCACTATCAAGCACGGAGCGTATTTCATCAATCGTACCGATTACTCTATCTCTATTGAAGTTTGCTGTTTTGTATGTATCGCCGAACTCTTTTACTATTTTAGATACATCTTTACCACTTAAAAGACCCAGTACAAACCTAGCGTCACCTATAACTGGCATGCCATTCTCATCAAACGCGAAAGTCATATTATCTTGTACAGGAACGTATAAATTAGTACCGCTGTTTTTTTGATCTGTGAGCTGCTCCGGCGTAATAAATTCAACTCGGTTGGTTTTAGTGTTTAATGCTTCTATAAATTTAGCTGAACCGCTAGCCGTTTTAATAGTTTTACCTGCTTCTTGGGCCTCTTTAGCTTGTTGAGGTAGCATCATTTGATTGACGCCGTTAACATTATACATCTTTAAACCGGACAATAAATTACCGACCTGTATTTCAGCATATTTTCCGCTATCTTGTAGCTCTTTAGCTCCGGCATCTGTTAGAGCCTTCACCATCATATTGCCGTTATCATCGGTCAGTGTGAAGTTTTTTAGAACTCCATCTTTATCTGTCCATTTACCCAGTATTGAGTTAGGGTTTGATCTTCGTAAGGCGAGTAATTCAGGGTCGGTCAACGGTACAGCGTTAGGGAAACCTGCTATCTTGTAAAGTTGAGCGTCTTGACTACGCAAAGCTCTTATAGCTGCGTTTTTCTCTTTCATATCAGCCATGTACATAGAAGCAGCAAACTCTTGTATACCCTGCTCCCTCGCCATGTCGATGGCTGTAAGTTGTTTTTGAGTTGCTTTCTCTTCTTTTGACTTCGTTATGCCGTAATTCAAAAATGCTTTTGATAAAGCTGATCCCCAACTCTCACCCTTCTCACCAGACTGTATAAGAGCAGCACCAGCCACTAAAAACGGTAGAGATTTATCAGGCTCAGGAACTAACTTTTTGATATCAGAAACATCGTAAAATATTTCTGCTGCTTTTTTATAGACCCCTAGCTGCTCCTTCAGTTCTTCAGGGTTTTGACTGAAATATGAATTTATACTGTCTACTGTAGATATAGTGTCTCTTGTGTTGGGGTCGTTTTGACCACCTGCAGCAGCACCGGCTATACTCGCCATAGTAACTTTTTTAGTCAAGTCATCTTCGGCGTCTAACTGATCTAAATCTTCATCTTCTAAACCAACGCCAGCCATGCGCAATGAGTTAATCGTCTCAGCTTCTGTTCTGTATGCTTCTGGGCTAGTTATTTGTAGCTTGAGCATGTCATCTACTAAATCAGTAGTGCTAAACCCTTGTTTTACCATATTAGTTAACTGATCATCATCCGTAGTCAAAGAACCGATGCCCATATCAGTCATGTCCGGCTGTCTTCTCTGCATGATTTGCTCAAGTTGACGCCCGCGATAACCTTGACCAGGGAAACCAAGAGGATAGTCAGTAGTCCCAAAACCACCATCAACTCTCGGTCCTAAAACTTGCGCTACTACATCTTGAGGAGCACCGACTAACCGAGCTATTTGATCAATCGCTAAACCTTCTCTGCCTAGTCTTACTATTGATTGTTCTAAAGTTTCGTTTTGATACGGTTGACTGCCCATCTCCGCGGAGTTAGGTGTAATTCTCATGGTTGTTGGACCAATATTCATTAAGTCAATGCTCCGTATGCTGCGAGTCCTGTGCCAGCTGCCTGCATCAATGGGTTACTTGTATTACCTGTTTGTTGTTGCTGTAGCGTGGTACCTCCAAGAGCCGGTGAGAACCCAGCAGCTATGCCGCCTATCTGACCAATCGTCTGTAAGGGCATATTATATTGACCAACAAAGTTCTGGTATGCTAAGTCTAGCCCTCTCTGGTCCATACCCCTTTGTTGTTGACCGACGTTTGCTAGTCTCGCTATATCTGTACCCATCAAGCCACTTACGCCTTGACCTAGTCCTGCTAACTGTTGGCCTGCAGCACCTGTCATGCCTCCAACTTGAGTAGCACCGCCTAGAGCATCTCTGCCCGCACCGCCGTAGATATTAGCTAAGTTACCACCTAAACTACCTACACCGCCAGCTGTTGTTCCTAATAGTCCTGCAAGGTTTTGACCCATAGCAGCTGTCTGTCCACCTAAACCTGCTTGTTGACTAGCTATATTTCCTAACGCACCAGCTTGCCTGAGCCCTTGACCGGCTTCCGCGCTTTCTAGACCGGCTAGAGCCTGTCCTCTAGCTAATTCTTGACCTGAACCGGCTAAACCTAACCTACCTAACGCACCGCCTATAGCACTCTGCTGAGCTCCTAGGTTAGATAAAAGGTTAGCCTGATTAGCCTGACGTGCCTGTTGAGATTCAAACGCTGATTGCGCTCTACGTGCAGCATCCCCATATCCTGCACTCCGTATAGCACCTACCCTTTCAGTCGCTTCCCTAGCTGCTTGTTTAGCTACTTCTTCTCCTGCTATCCTGCCACGAGATCCGCCAAAAGCTCCAGCACCAACAGCTTGTGCTCTGCCAGCTATATCCGCCATCGCGAAACGATCTGCAACATCGTCTAGTGTTCTTTGAACAACCTGTTCTTCAAACGGATTATAGAAACTAGCTATGCCGCTCGGATCAAACTGTCCTGTAGCTCCAGCTCCAGCTGTGGCTGCTTCACTCAGTCTACCTAACCCACCCCCAATAATACCACCAGCCTGTGATGTGTCAAATCCTGCACCACGGGCGATGTCTCTTGACTCAGATAAATTTAAACCAGACTGGCCGACTAAATTTTGAGCAGAGCCTAACGTACCGCCAGCTTGATCTAGTCTCTGCATGCCCTGTGCTGTAGCGGCCTGACCTACTCCTGGAGCTTGCCTAAGTAATCCTAGAGCTTCATCAGTGCTCACCTCTCCAGCAGCGACAGCTTGATTTAAACGATTTTCTAGATTAGCTAGTCCCGCTCTACTTGTGCCTACGCCTTCTTGCGTGAGAGCTTCAGCTTGTTGAAAATACGGTAAGTATGAACCCATACCCTCTGCTGTCAGACGGAACGCTTCTTGCTCAGCTGGGGTAAAGTCTGCTATACGTTCTCCGGTGTAGGTAAAAGGGTTAGCCCCCTCTACACCAAAAGTCATCATCCTGTTGACAAGTTCTTGATTGAGCAGTGGCATGATTCCCGGAACATTTGCTCCAGGAACACCCGCATAAAAGTCAGCTAAATACTGAGGAGGTAGCTGTTCAACTCTTGCGTACGAACTTTCTTCAGCCATTACGCTCTCCCCATTCCCATGCTTCGGGCTTTGTTTTCATTCATTGCCATAGCGTCATATAACCTTTGTATACCTTTAGAGTGGTCCCCGTCACCTATACCTTTAACAGCTTGTTTAGTCATAACAAACTCACCGTCCGCTAACTTAGCGTCGACAGTATCTACATCACCAGCCCCTTCTGGATCAGATATATCACCACCTGTCTTTCTAAGATCTAGCTCTCCTCCATACTTTACGCCCACTCTTTCAAACGTAGGGTACGCCAGTTGATTATAGTCTTGATCTATTAGAGCACTGGCTAAAAACTGTGTAGTAGGATCAACACCGGCAAAAGATTGGGGCATGGCTCCAGGCAGACCGCCAATGCCTGAGCCAGCTAGTTGTACACCCTGTGTGCCATACTGTGTCGGCAGTGTAGCTGGTGTAAGGGGTCGTTGTAAGTAACCGCCTAACTCTCCGCTAGGCCCAGGCATCTGTGCATCATCTTGACCAGGTTCTAAACCGCCTAAAGCTGTCATACCTAGACCCAGAGCTCCCGCTTTTTGTAGTCCACTTAGTCCAGAAAGATACCCTTCTTTACCGAAAATATTCGCTGCAGCAGTTCCTGTCACATCTCCCATTCCTAACATGGAAGCTCCTCTAGCTCCTAAGTTTTGAAATAGCCCACCTATGCCTACTGCGTCTGTAGGTGTGGCCCCTAGATTAGCAAACATAGAAGCTTCACCAAAAGGGTTTAAACTGGGTAAACCTCCTTGAGGAGTTACACCAAAACCTTGAGCTACGTTAGCCATGATATAGGCCCCCGCAGCACCACGTGCCACGCCTTCAATACTTTCGTGTTTTATACCACCACCGATACCACCACCAATCGCTGCACCAGGAGGCCCACCGAGAGCAAAACCAACAAGAGAACCTATAACAGGTGCTGCTTTTTTAACTAACTTACCTAACTCTTTGAAGAACCCGAACTCAGGTGCTCCCGTCATAGGGTTTATTGAGTTATCAAAGTGACCTACTTGAAACTGATGCGGATTGAGTTCATGCCTGTCAAAGGCTTCAAATAATTGTCTTTTTAGTACAGGATCATCAGCTATAGGACGTGGTAAAACCATCTCTCCAGGAGTTAAGTGACCTATCATAGTGTCACCGTATCTACCTTGAATGCTCAAAGCAAAACGAGCATCAGCTAAATCTGTTAAACTATCAATACCTTGAGCTTGCATTATGTTCAACTCCTGTGATATTTTAGTCTAACTAATTTATAAATCATTGTATATTCCTTTACCATCAAAGGGTTATGGTAGTTGACCCTGCTATATTAACCGTAACAGCACCTACACTCGCAGTAGCAGAAAAACCATGGTCTTCTTGTGGTGTACTGATAGTTAACCACTCATTACCTGTGTACACTTCTAATGATTGATTGTTCGTGTTCCAGACTAAACTACCTGCGTTAAATTGTGCTTGCCCTTTATCTGTATCGTTTATCTGTCTAGTCGTGTCTGGATCAAACTCACCTAGATTGAGTTCTAATACTCTAACTAAACGATTATAGGTGTCCCCCCGAACATTTTCTTCCATCTCTAGAGGAAGACGGGTGACTAATAACTTACTCATCTTCTACCGTCTGGTCTAACATCCATCCTAGTCGCACCTAATCTCCATCCTGTGGAAGTATTCGCTGATGTATTATCATCATCGGACTCAACTCTAAGCACAGCTTGGCGTGCCCTAGCGCGGACGTGTGATTGTTGGGTTGTGCTGGAAACAGCTGTCGTACTGTTTGTGCTAAGGCTGTCGCCAGGAAAGTTCCTTGTTTTGAGTACAATGTTCACCTGCCCTTCACTAGAGTTACTTAAAAACCGTATATCAGGGATTATTCTATTTATAAAAGCGAACTGTTCTCCATCCCCTATGTCAAAGTCACTAGACTCTATAAACACATTAGTCATAGGACTACCGTCATCGTCATATCCTGTCTCATGTTCATAGAGTAAGTTTGTATCTGTCGCTCTGGGGTATGGTTCTACTCCAGCATCTAACCATGCATATCTTCTTAATTGACCGTATGCCCAAACATTGTCTTGATAGTTATAAATAACGTAACGGTCTATTTCATCAGAACTTGCTGAACAATAAAACCAACCTACTTCATCATACTTAGTGTTTGTAAAAGCGTGGGTTTTAAATATCTGACTAGCATTGAAGTCATCAAATACATAACTTAAAATGCTACAAGGCAGTTTTCTAACTGAACCTGTATACACGTAAAAGTTATCATACCCCATCCAGTAAACACCAGAAGGTGCAGTAACTGCTGCTTTCGGTGCGGATAAACCTGTGTTTTCGTTAATCAAGTTTACGCCGAAAGTAAACGGTGGTCCTATGAACTGCATACTATACAATGCTGTATCTGTCCAGATTAAAATTTCTTGACGAGATTTTACAGCACCGATAATAGAACTACCTGAAGAAAGTCTCAAAGATCCAGCCGTATTAGTGCTTCGTGGTTGAAAGTCTAGTTCATTCTCTTGATCACTAAACGCTATCAACATTGGATCACTTGCTCCACTACGAGAAGTGCCATCAAAAGGATCTGCTCCTAAAATTATCAAGTGTCTGTCTTTTTCTGAAGTAATTACTTGCAGCCCTATCGTAGGAACCTCAACTGCTCCAGATGTTGTAGCAAGTTCAACAGCTCTAACAGAAGATCCACTGTTTTCTATCCAGCGATAGATACCTCCACCTCTAGGGTTTATAATTAAATTATCACCGAAGTGATCGTGAGTCCACAACCTCAACTGATTACTGGCCGAGATAGCAGTAGAACTGCCCCAAGTACCAGCTCCCCATGTGCCTGTGCCCCAACCAGTAGAAGCTACATAGACATCTAGACCTACATTTATCTGATACGCTCCTACGGTAGAGCTGCCCCCGTTACCGCTATCACTGGCGTTAGCTGTTACGGTTGTTCCTGATGTGTCTTTTGCTGTAATCTCGTATGTGTTAACACCAGTGACTAAAAGTATTTGATACTCTTGATTTAGAACAGCTGCCGTGACATTGCCCCCTAATGACGCAGCACCAGAGAATGTTACGAAGTCATTCGTAGCTGCTCCGTGGCTTGTATCAGTGACAGTAATCGTGCTACTGCCGTTAGTAGCAGCAAATGTTACATCACCTGCACTGGTCGTAGATCTTATGGGTGTGATATCATCAAAGTTCGTACCTTGTTTGATGTAGTATTTAACTGTAGTTCCTAGCCCTAAATACTTAGTCCCCTCTAATGAAACATAAGCATGAAGTGCTCTCGCTTTACCGAGATATGTAGAAAGAGTGTCTTTTGCCCAACCACCAAATTTTTCAGGCCGCCCGTCTTTAAAACGAATTAAGTTGGAATCAAACCAACCTCCTTCATTATCGTAGGCTGTTCCCTCTCGGTTTATGCCAGGACGAAAGACGAACTTACTTAGGGTCATGCGAAGTGCTCACCTGTCCTTATCATTTGAGTAACCTCATAAGCTCTTCTGCCTACTTGGCTGCTCCATTTACTGTCCATAAATTCATTAGCAGCTGTTTCATAGTCTTCTTCTGCCATGGCGGCTAGAGCGTTTTTAAAACCTCGTAAACGAGTAGCACCCAAGTTGAATGAAAGATTAATCATTGCTTCCTGCCTAACTTGGTCAAGATCAGCAAACCAGTCATACTCTTCGCTCAACTCTTCTTGTACACGGACTATGTCGTTTCTCAATAGATAATCTATTTCATCATCGGACAAGCCCATGCCCACGTCTTTTTCTAAACACCTACCTACACCGACCGTGATATAACCTAAGTGATCTTTATACGCATAAGGCTCGACACCTTCATGTCTTCTTAACAGACGTATTATGCTTTCCATTATTTTTCCCTACTCACGTTTTTTACTTTCTCGTAACTTCTCATAGCACCGAGACCTAACATGCCCATCAAAACAGGCATCATAGTTTCTAGTTCTATTAATGGTACTACGTTTTTAGAACCAGCTAAGTCTAAAATAAAATTAGCCATCGGTATCAATAAAAAGTTTGATAGCATGGCTACACCGCATGTCCAGCCTATGAAAGGTCTCCAACCAGCTACGAATAAAGATTTATGCGCAGCTTCTGTTTTGTTTATCTCCATTTGGCCTTGAGCTATTTTGACAGCGTGTTTTTCTGCCATCGTGGCTATTTCATGAGCTAAAGCATTCTTTTGATCTTTATCCTCAATAAACTTATCAAGCAATTTAGTAGCTGGACCTATGAGCGATTTTATTATTGTCATACAGTCACCAAAATATTCTGACCAGTAGCCTTTGGAGTAGTATAACTAAATGCTCCGTTTTTATATGTATACACTTTAGAATCATAGTAAGTCGTAACGACTTCACTTTTCCGGTTGGTTTCCCTTACTTGTAGTCTTTCTACTTCTATTTTTTGTATCTGATGTTTTGCGTTCGGTGGCTGAGCTTGAACACTGTTAGGAAAAGGTGGTATATCAGTCATCTTCCTTCTTGATAATTGGATCTCGAAAAATGTACTTACCTTTACCAGCTTCAGTTGACGGTATAATCCTTACCTCACAATACGCATCAAACTTATTCGTCCCTCGACCAATCACATAGTTGTGAATATGTGTAGACTGCGTGACCAGTGCGTCACGATATTCAAGGCAGCTAGTTAATTCTTGGAATGCAAGCTCGACTCCAGTTTTGTTACCACCGGCATCCAACATCACCAAAATAAAGATCATTAAAGTCATATACGTCTTTTCTTCTTGATGGCTTGAGTTTTCTCTGCCTGTGGCGCAACAAGCTCCCAAGTCAACATTTCTACATCAACTTGATGAGCTGTTCCTAAGACTCTTGGCATTGTGTTCCTAACATAAATCATTGCGCCGTAACCGCACTGCTGGTGATTAAACTTCAACCAATCCATTGCAACCGTATGGCGGTAGGCTGGCGGTTGAACTAACTGAAGGTTGTTCCACTCCCTCAGATCACAAAACAAGTTCGGGTTTTCGGGGTCGTAATCTAGTTTTACTGCTTCTGAAGCATTATCTGGATCAGTTGAGCCAGCTTCTCGTCCGTCGACTTGAGAGTCTCCTGTTGTTGACTCAGACTGTCCACCACTGCTTTGATTTGTGTTTGGTTGACTGCCGACAGTTGCCCGTTGGCTACTGCTTTCTCCGCTGTCTCCTTTACCACTTGCTCGATTCTAGCCACCTCCGAACTGGTTGCTTGAGCTTGAGCTTGCATAGATCCCCATGCTATCGCTCCAGATAGAGCCGCTGCTCCGATAGGTAGTGCCCATGTTGGGACTTTTATTGAGTTACTATCACTCATCTTACGCTCCTAAAAACTGGGGAACCAGTAAGCTCCCGATAATTAAAATTATTACTCCCCAGAGCATGCGCTCTATGCGGTCAAATCGCCTTGAACCGTCGGCCAGTCTTTCTTCGATTCTTTCGTATCGAAGTGCACACTCTCGTTCATGAGTGTTGATTTCTTGTAACGCCTCGTCTGCTTTGTCCACTATTGGGCTTTGTCTTTTGCTTTACCTATAGTCAAAGACATATACTCTATAATTGGGTATATGTACTTACCCATAAAAGCATCATCTTTAGGTGTCGGCGTAGCAGCTGTAACAGCACTCGCTAGGGTAACAACGGTAGTTACAAGCGTCCATATTTCCATTAAATCCATTATTGTACGACCTCTTCTTTAGTCTTTTCCTCAACAACTTTGACAGAGTTCTTGAGATCCATTTCTCTTTTAGCAATCGCGAGTTGAAGATCATGTGCGTCCTCCTGCAAACCAGCTATTTGGTTTACTGTAGCATCAAATCTTGCTTTGAGGTCTTGTAACCTAGCAATCTGGCGGTGCTCCTCTGGCTTGAGATCTTCTATTTTGTACTCTTCGCCAAAGATTGTAACTACAGGTGTTTCTTCAGTGCTTTGTTCCGTCATCTGCTATCCTCCAAACATTCAAATTAGCCGCTACCGTTCTTCGCTCTCCATCCCCTTTAAATGGATACACACTGTGTTGTAGCCAAGAAGGGAACATAAAAAACTTACCTACTTCGGGTTTCATAATCACCATCTGAGGTGGGCGTAATCGCTCCGTATCTAATAACGATCCTTGCCCATATTGAAAGTTAATACATCCATCCGAATGACCACTAGAATTATACAAACCATATTCGCTTGTGCCAGAGGTCGGCTGATCTAATATCTGTTGTGGCACTTTAGTCCAGCAAGTACAACTCACACCCATCAGCGTCTTAGTGCCATGATCGTGTAACGGGTTGTAATCACCGGCATAGCTATGCACCGACCAGCACTCATCAGTCTCTACGATTCGGTTTTCGTTGAAGGGGTTGACCGTAGAACCAGCAAAATTTTTAACGTAATCTGCACCCATACATTGGATTAGCTCATTAAACTCTTGAATCTTTGGATGAGTGTGATCCATCGTCAGTTGTTCGCCATTACCGATCTGGCCTACTAATGTGCCAGCATGGGATACCCTATCTTTTTGATTTAAAAGATCATCCAGATATTCGTTTAGATCATTGACCATCTCATCAGACAGCATCGCCTCCATCAAAAACACGGATGGTAACGAATGCATTTTGTATTCTTGTCTGACTTCTGGCATCAGTGTCTCCTCACCACAAATGACTGAAAACTATTATCGGCAATATCACTAATACTACCAATAACAATTCTACCATCTATGCGCTTGGATCGTAGTCTTCTGCTTTCTTGATCGCAGCGTCAATCGCAGTAAAGTCTTCTGACCCCCAATCGTCTAACGCTTTCTGATATGACATATATCCTGCACTACGCATAACCCGTTCTTTCTTTTCTTCTTTGGTCAAATCGTTGCAGAACTCGTTATCGTCATTAAGCGTATTATCAATCACGGAAATACTTCCGGTCATCGCTGCGAAAGCCTTTGCTTTATCTTCGTCTGTGCGTTCTACTGCTTCTGCCATTTTTCTATCCTCCTATGATTCAAGCGCGGTGATTCGCGCAGTAAGTGATTGAATGATTGCATCTTGGTCTTGAATTGCCTTAACAAGGATTGGTACAAACTTTTCGTAGCGCAACCCATACTGTTTTTCATCACCAGACAAAGAAACCGTAAGGTTTTTCTTATCAGATAACTTGTATCCAGCAGCCTCTTCAAGAGCCTGTACAGACTGAGCTTTGAAGCCCACATCCATCCAATCTTCTTTGTGCGTACCGTCTGGCGTTTGTGCGTTTAAGTCATAGTCTTCAGCAGTCTTGTCACCGTACTTAGATCGTTTGTCCCAGTAGTAAGTTACAGGTTCTAACGCTTTAACGAAATCTAAACCAAGGTCTAAATCAACAAAGTCTGTTTTATCACGCTCGTCTGAGGCAACGGTCAAAGCAACTTGGCAGTTGAAAGTAGCGATGTTTTCATCGCCAAGACTAATAATATTACTTTGTGTAGTTATCGTACCACCCGGACTTCCTGATCGTCCTGAGTCCATGCCCAACATTAGGTTGTTGCTGCCAGAAGTTATATTAAATCCACCCGGGACTCCTACAACCGTGTTATTACTACCAGTTGTAACGCTATAAAGCGACTCTCGACCTATCCCTACATTATTAGCATTACTATTGCCAGAAACACCAAAGCCAGCGCGATATCCAACGAAAGTATTACTTGTACCTGTTACGTTATAGTAACCAGATTGGAACCCTACAATCGTCGTAAAACCTACTTCAGCCCCATGATTCATAAGGGTGGCAGCTTGCGCTCCTACTACAACATTTTGTTGGCTTTGATCATCTGTAGTTGCTGCTCCGTACCCAACGTATACGTTGTTAGTTCCTGTGGTATTTGCATCGCCAGCTTGTGCTCCAATAAACGTATTCTGAACCCCAGTGGTGTTTGACAGACCTGCTGCGTGGCCTACGGCAGTATTGAATGTATTTGTTGCAGTAGTAAAGTTTTGATTAAATAGTGCAGTACGCCCAATAGCTATTGATGTGCTACCTAGCGTATCGCTGCCTAATGCGTCCTCTCCTATTGCTACGTTGTGGTCTGCATCAGTTAGGGCATCTCCAGCTAGACCTCCAATGAGCGTGTTATAGACACCCGTGGTGATGTCGTTACCTGCGTTGTAACCGACTCCGACGTTGTAAGTATCAGTAGCTGTCGTAAAGTTTTGTGCTGCTAGAGCTAATCTACCGATAGCTGTGCTTTTTTGTCCTTTAGTATCTGATCCTAAAGTTCCTGCTCCCAATACCGTATTTTCTCCACCCGTGGTAAGAGCATCAGCTGCAAGACCGCCGATAAGAGTGTTGTCAGTTCCCGTGGTGACGTTTTCACCAGCAGCGTATCCTACGGCTACGTTGTAAGTATTGCTAGAACTTGAGAAACTTTGGTGATATAATGCGTAAGCACCAATAGCCGTATTTCTATGCCCTGCAACTTCATCACCTAATGCTGCAAAGCCAAGTGCCACGTTGCTAGTTCCTATAGTCATAGCATCCCCAGCTTGACCGCCTATCAACGTGTTGATAGATCCCGTGGTGACTGCTACACCAGCGTTATGACCAACTGCCGTATTAAACGTATCCGTAGCTGTAGTGAAGTTTTGCGCGTTTAGAGTACCTTGACCAATAGCAACTGTTTTGCTGCCTTTTGTGTCCTGTTCTAATGCGCCACGGCCTATGGCTACATTGCTGGAGCCAACTGTAAGAGCTTCTCCTGCGTCAGTGCCGATATAAACATTGTATTGACCAGTGGTGTTAGCTAATCCTGCTTGACCTCCGAGGAAGGTGTTGTGGATTCCCGTGGTGACTACATTTCCAGCATTGTGTCCGACAGCTACGTTATACATATCAGTAGCGGTAGCAGGGTTTTGGTCACTTAGCGCACCATCTCCTATTGCTGTTGACTTACTTCCTAGTTGGTTAGTAGTTAATGACAATGCACCTACCGCTACATTATGGTCTGCATCTGTTATTGCATCACCTGCAAGACCACCAATTAAGGTGTTGCGTATCCCCGTAGTGACATTTCTCCCGGCAAAAGAACCGACTGCTGTATTGTAAGCATCTGTGGCTGTAGTGAAGTTTTGTGACTCTAAAGCTCCTCTACCAATAGCAACTGTGTGACTTCCTTCTGTATCAGAAGTTAGCGCACCAAGCCCCAGCACATCATTCTCACCACCGACCGTAAGAGCATCCCCCGCAAGCGCACCGATGAGAGTGTTGTAAAGTCCCGTAGTGACTGATAGACCTGCTTTATAACCAACCGCTGTGTTGTACGCATCTACATCCCCAGCGTTTTGTGTAAACAATGCGGCGTGTCCGACAGCGGTAGAATAATTAGCAGTATCTTCAGCACTCAAGGCAGCTTGACCAACGGCAACATTTTGAAGACCTGTCGTAATTGCGTCACCTGTCTGATAACCAATCAAAACATTAGAATCACCCGTAGTAATCGCCGTACCCGCTTCATCGCCCACGACCACGTTATAGTTGCCGCCAGATTGGATGCTGTTACCAGCGTTGACACCTATACGAGTATTAGATGTACCAGCGGATGCAGTGATAATATCTGCGCCATCAGCAAAGGTTACGTCTGCTGCAAAGTTTACTGCACCATCTACATCGACGGCATCGAGGTTCGTTGTGCCGTCTACATCTAAATCGCCTGATACAAACAAAGAGGGAACTGACAAATCAGTAAACGCATCAACCATCGCTGCACCTGATCCAGCACCGTCAGAATAAATTGCTTTGGTTTGGCCGTTTGCGATAGTAATACTTGCACCAGAACCTTGGCTAATAATGATGTTTTGAGATCCGCTAGTTGCGTTCTCGATGAACCAGAGCTTAGAGACTGTGTTTGGTCCTATAGTGATCGTACAGGCTGAATCTAATGTGCCTGTATATTTGAGGAATAATGATCGACCGGGATCAGTAGAGCCGTCGGCTATTGTGGTGGTAGG